GTTTCCTTTTTATGATACCGTGCAACATATACGATCTAAATCAAATTGGTATACTCAAGCTAGTTGGTTAGAGGAATCTCCACAAGCTAAGTTAGAATATTATAATCCTATGGTTATGAGCAAAATGTTTTTTTTGAACGATGCTCCATTAATAAATGTGTTTAATTCGGATTATTTTTTCTGGATTGACGCTGGTATAACAAGCACGGTTCATTCTGGATATTTTTATCACGACAAGGTGTTTGATAATTTACCCGAGTTTATAAACGCTACGAATGGATTTGTATTTTTATCCTATCCGTATGAATCAAGTACAGAAATACATGGATTTCCTAGAGCACAGCTAAATTCTTATTGCAATACAACTAACGTAAAATACGTGTGCAGAGGCGGATTTTTTGGCGGCAAAAAAGAAAATATAAATAAATTAAACGGAATTTACTATCAGCTACTAAATAATACACTGTCCGCCAATTTGATGGGCACAGAAGAAAGCATATTTACTGTGTTATCCCATGTACACGATGACTTAATTACTAGATTTGAATTGAACGATGACGGACTAGTGTGGCCATTTTTTGAAAAATTAAAAGCAGTTGATAGTCTAGTAAAAGAAATTCCGGCACAAAAAATAACATCAAAAAATGCCAAGGTTATTTTATACGTACTAGGATACAACTCACCGGATCAATTTGAATTGTTATGTCAGTCCTTTGAAAAAGCCGATATTAGGCTATTAAATAAAACAAAAAAAGTATTAATTAATAATTCTACAGATATTAGTTTATTTGAAAAATACGATAAACTGTGTGAACGATATGCATTCGAAGAAATTCATTTAGATAATATTGGTATATGCGGCGGTAGACAATATATAGCAGAGCATTTTGATAGCACTTCTGCTGATTTTTATATGTTTTTTGAAGATGATATGACCGTGAATTCTATAGAAGACGTTTCATCTAAATGCAAGTCTGGGCTTATTCGATATGTTCCGGAAATATATAATACAGTAGTTGATATAATGATAAAGGAAAATTTTGACTTTCTCAAGATGTCCTTTTCAGAATTTTATGGAACAAACAATACACAATGGGCGTGGTATAATGTACCTCAATCAGTCAGAGAAGAATTCTGGCCAACCTACAATACATTACCTGAAATTGGGTTAGATCCAAATGCACCCAAAGTAAAATTTGATACGATTGAGACACTGAACGAAGTTTCTTATATTTCTGGGGAAATCTACTATAGCAACTGGCCTCAAATTGTCAGCAGAGAAGGAAATAAGAAAATGTTTCTTACTACAAAATGGAATCGTCCGTTTGAACAAACGTGGATGAGTCATATTTTCCAAGAGACGAAGAAAGGAAATATTAAGCCGGGAATATTACTAGCCAGTCCCATAACACACGATAGATTTGCTCACTATCCAGCGAGCGAAAGAAAGGAAAATTAGTTAACCACTATTTATCATAGTACACTTTTATATTCACTATGGGACTATCCGAATATCTTTCCAGCAATGTTTCTCTTGTTAGAAATACCGTATCGTTTACGGTGGATCCGTCATTAATTGGGTCTATTAATTTGGGGTCTGCATATGCGCTATTAAAAATACAGACCGATCTTCCGTGTAGGGTTAGATTATACGATAGCGTTTCTAGTAGAAATGACGCAAACGAAAGTTCTAGGTTATTTTCTACTACAAATACAAATCCCTCTATTGCATTGACCGGCGACTTTTCAATGAGCGCGGCGGGAGTATATACCATAGACCCCGTGTTGTATGGGGTTATAGCCAATCCTACCAGTAACTTAAGTTATTATAGAGTAAATGGTACATTTTCGTCTACGTATCCAACCATAACTCTTACAATATTTACGTTAGAAAATTCTTCTATATCTATTGATAATCGACGAACGATTGAGTATATTACTGGAAGTTTAAATGCGGGGGCGTTAGTCAGTGGAATTAAGTCCGATGATTCTGTTCCAAGAACATACTTGTTGGTAAGCGCATCGTTGACCAATCCATCCGCCAAAGCTAGATTGAGGTTGTACAGTACTACGGGATCTCTATCGGTTGCGTCAGAAGTGTCAAGATCGTTTGCTACCGAATCGGTGGCGAAAGATTTAATCGTGGACATGATTATAACCGGAAGTCAGCCCGTTTACTTTAGTCCCAAAATAGTAGGAGCTAACTTACAAACGATTGATTATACTTCACCGGAAATTGGTAAACTAAGACAATCTCCTACATTATTGGCAGGAGAATCTTCTTTGTACTATGTATTACAAAATGTAGATTCTAGTGGACCAACAGATATAAGTGCTTCGTTACACGTATTTTCTCTAGAGGAATAATATGCTATCCGTATATCCGTACGCAGAAGGAAGTTTGTTTACGGCATCATATGCAGCGTCTGCGTCGGTTGCTAGAACGGCTCGGATTATTTACTATGCAACTACCGCATCAACTGCAACTTCTATGTTAGCCCTTCCTATTTCCGGAAGTAGAGGAAAAAGTGCCTGTTTATTAACGTTTGAGCAATACCAAGACATGGTGGCAGCGAATAAAATGGAAATCTGCACAATACCAAATTATTATTAATATGACGTTTATATTTACTCCCGGAGGAGTTCCCGTATCTAGCTCGTTTGCAATTTCTGCATCTATGGCAGAAACTGCGTCTACCGTAATAAGATTGAATACCGCGTCTATTGCGGCATATGTAATAGATTCCGTTGGTCCAGTTGGTCCTCCGGGAATATCCGTTTTTGCTACGGTGCCATAGGAGTATTATATGAGCGTGTTTTTTCCAGTAGGTATACCATCTACAAGCTCGTACGCGGCCACTGCAAGCTATGCACATGCTATGCAATCTGTTGCGCGAGTAACACAGGCTATAATTGGAATTTCCGGTAGCAAGGGTCCACGAGGAACCCCGCTACCCGGGTGTCCAGCCGGATACTCTGACGCAACGATAACGAATGGAATTTATCCGCCGGTAACTCCTACTGCGAGAGATTATTTTTTATGCTTTCCAATCCCATCTCCTTCTCCTACTACTACGCCTAGCATAAGCGTTACACCTAGTAATACCGTAACCCCAAGTATAACCCCTAGTAATACAGCAACTCCAACAATAACTCCTAGTAACACTGTAACTCCATCCGTTACACCGACAGCCACTCCATCTATAACTCCATCAAATACCGTAACACCTACAACCACACCGTCCGTAACTCCCACTATTACTCCATCTGTTACCGCGACTCCTTCTAATACAGCAACCCCATCCAACACGCCAACTCCGTCTAATACCGTAACTCCGTCTAAAACGGCAACTCCCTCTGCCACGGTTACCCCGGGGTTATCTCCAAGCCCGTCACCAACAGCAACTCCGTCGATATCGACGACTCCATCTAATACAATAACTCCGTCTAATACCCCAACTAACACAATTACTCCCTCTAACACTGTTACGCCATCTAACACTGTTACTCCGTCTATTACACCATCAAATACCGTCACACCGTCCAACACCCCAACACCATCTAATACAGTCACGCCATCTAATACAGTTACTCCGTCTGTTACGCCATCCAACACCCCAACGCCAACAGTAACTCCTTCTCCAATATGTGCGTGTACAAATGTAGGACAGTTTAATTGGGGATTCACGTTATCGGAATATTGTTCGTCACCAAGCGTACAGAATTTTTCTGAAGATTGTAGTGGTAGAATCTTTTTAGGAACCGGGTGTGTTTCTTTATTCACGGGAGTTATTTTAATAAGTGGAACTTTATATACCGTGGTTAATGGAAATGTAACCGGAACTACGGCATGTCCATCACAAACTCCTACGCCTACTCCATCGAATACGGTTACACCTTCTGTTACGCCTTCTAATACAGTTACTCCATCTAATACGGTTACGCCTTCTAATACAGCCACTCCATCCAACACTGCTACACCATCTGTTACGCCTTCTAATACAGTTACTCCATCGAATACAGTTACTCCGACCAACACTCCAACTCCTACAATAACCCCTACAAACTCTCCTCCAATGGGAGAATGCTATGCGGTAGGACCGTTTGATACGGGGGTTGTTAGATATTATCCGGTAGGAGGAGGAACGGCTGACCTATCACCGTCAGGAAATTCACAATTCGTGTGTAGTACCGCAACTCCTGTTTACATTGGATCCGGAACCAGCCCCGTAATTGGAGGATGCTTTACTTCTTGCACCAATAATTCACAATGCGTTGATTGCAATGCTTAATGACCACACTACAAAGGAAAATGTTATGAATGAACAATTGCCTACCGAAGTAACAGTTCAGATTCCACTTGCGCTGGAGCAGCTTATTAAAACAAGCAATGAACTATTGAAGAACTATCAAACAAAATTAATGGAAAAAATTCAACAAGCAAACGCCGACTTAATGCAACTCATGCAGTTACACCCAAGCGCGGGATGGCGGCTTGATATGGATAGAATGGTATACACCCGCCCTATAACGGAAGACGACATCGTTCAGATGTAATATGCATCCGTCGTTAGATCAAGTAATTTTTACTTGGGGAAAATATAAAGGACAAACGTTGGGGAATGTTAAACGAACGGCTCCTCAATACTTACAGTGGCTCTCTACCATGACATCTTTACCTGCGGTGTGGGTAGAAGCATCTAAACGAGCGTTGCTGGGAGACGATGTATCCGACTTAGCGCTTCCGCGAGTAAAAACTTCAACCGTCCCACAAAAAAAGAATGATGAGCGTATCGGCCCAATAACCGTTGATTTAAAAACCACATCAACGGCGTTTATTATTATGCCGTATAATAAGTCATTAATGGAACAATTTAAGTATGAGATTGATGGTAGAAAGTGGGACGGTGATGAAAAACGATGGGAATTTCCGGCAGTTCATTTGCCCAAGCTTAAAAAATTATTTCCACGGGCAACGTTTTCAGACAAGGCCGATCAGTTATTATCTAAGTTAACTGAGCGTAGAGAAGAATTGGATGAAATCAGAGAACTAGAAGATACCGAATTTAAAGTTCCCGGGTTAAAACTTGATCTATTTCCATATCAAAAGATTGGAGTGCAGTTTGTAGATAGAGCCGGTGGAAGATGTTTAATAGCAGATGCTCCGGGGTTGGGAAAAACTGCACAGTCAATAGCTTACGCACAATTGCATAATCTAAAAACGCTAATCGTATGCCCATTGTCGGTTGTAGTTAATTGGAAACGTGAAATCAAAAAATTTACCGGAAAGGAAAGCACGATATGGGACAGCAAATCATATGACGGTAAACTCGGAAATCAATTTCATATTAGTCATTTTGATGCAGTTGGTAAAAATAATCACTGGCTTCGTGACCAAAAATTTGATTTACTTGTGTGTGACGAGGCAACCTATCTTAAAAACCGTCAAACAATACGGGCAAAAAGTATCTTGGGTTCTTGGAAAGAGCGAAGAAAATACCCCGGAATAAAAACAAAATATGTTATATTCTTGACGGGAACTCCGGTAATGTCTAGGCCAGTTGAAGCATTTTCTTTGTTGAATTTCTTGGACAAAGAGCGGTTCAATAATTTCTATCATTTTGTACAGCGATATGGTGGATGGAGAGGCCAAGCTCCAATGAACCTTCAAGATTTACATGATCGCACAAAAGATTTAGTTATCAGACGAAAGAAAGAAAATGTATTCAAAGAAATGCCACTAAAGCAACGAAATGATTTATATGTAGAACTAACACCGCAAGAAAGAAAAGAATATACTCAACTGCTAAAAGAAATGTTTGGTAAGTGGAAACTGGAAGGTAAACCTTCCGTTCAACACATGCCTAAGCTACAGGGGTTTTTAATCGAAAAGAAATTACCTAGGGCTATAGAAATGATAGATGAATTCTTAGACAATGATAGATCTATTTTGATTTTTAGTTGTTATCTGACTCCACTTAAACTACTGAAAGAGCATTACGGGGACAACGCGGCAATTTTAACTGGTGAAATGAATAGAACAGACCGTCAGCAATCTATTGATAATTTAGTAAACAAAAAAGCAAAAGTGGGATTGTTTAGTCTCAGGGCGGCTGGTATGGGAATTGATGGATTGCAACATGTCATGGATACCGTGGTATTTCTTGACATGGGCTGGTTACCAGCCGAACACGAGCAAGCGGAAGATAGAACGCATAGAATTGGTCAAAAGAATCAAGTACAAGCATATTATATGATATGCGAAGAAACCATCGACGAATATATGCGGGATATTTTGAAAGAAAAACAAGCGATTGCCGATATAATTGTTGACGGTTCGTTAGTCACCCCTGACAGAAATAAATCAATGTTTAAAGAATTCGTACGACGAATTAATCAGAATTTAAACCAAGCGTTCAGCGAAGAAATTGAAGATTTTTAATATTTATGTAAGAGCATACAATTATAATTTATTAGGAGGTTATGCATGAGTGACACAAAGTTATATCCAAGCGAAGTTATTGATTTGCCTTCAAAGGGGTTATTCTATCCAGAAAACAGTCCTCTTCGTTCTGGCCAGATTGAGTTGAAATATATGACGGCAAAGGAAGAAGATATCTTAAGTTCAAGAAACTTAATTGAAAAAAATATTGTGTTAGATAAGTTGCTAGACAGCCTTATACTAACACCCGGAGTAAAATCGTCTGATCTTTTGGTTGGGGATATAAATGCAGCGATGGTCGCCACAAGAATTTTAGCATATGGAAAGGACTATCCTGTTACTGTTGTTTGTCCTAATTGTGGAAGTGAAATAGAAGAGGTTGCAGATTTAACGCAATTAAATACAAAAAACGAACCAACGGAAGCTACGAAAAAAGAGTTTACGGTTGTTTTGCCGGTCTCAAAGGCAGAAGTTAAACTTAAGCTATTGACTAGAAAAGACGAACATGATGTTGACAAAGAAATAAAATCTCTTAAAAAGGCATCGTTAGATGTATCAAACGAGTCAACCGCTAGACTGCGGGCTATCATCGTATCAGTGAACGGAGACGCTTCCAGATCAACGGTGTGGAACTTTGTGGAAAATATGTTAGTTAGAGATTCTCGGTTCATAAAGGAGCAGTATAAAAAGCTATTGCCTGACATTGACTTGACCATAAAAGTTGCATGCACATGTGGTGACGACCCTGTTTCCGTGAGGTTGCCGATAGGGCAAAACTTTTTTTGGCCTGACGCCTGAATATAAGGTACAGACGCACAAAGCGATGCTCACGGCAGCACATTACTCGAAGGGCGCCTTTAGTGTTATGGAATTGTACCAAATGCCAGTTTATTTAAGAAATTTTTATATAAAAGAATTTAATGAACTTAAACGAAAAGAATCGGATGAAATAGAAAAAGCGTCTAAGCGGAGATAATTTTGATACGTCTTTACGATCTGTTAATTCAACATGACAGAGCATATACCGGGATAGCCGTGCGCGGTTCCCCTCTTATCACAGTAACAAATAATTTTCGAGTGTATAAAGGATTGTCGATATCCGGCAGTCCTTTATATACTATTAAAAACAATAAATTATTTAATGGTATAGCGGTATCTGGATATCCGTTGGCTACGTTAGTTGGGGATTTGATTTTCTTAGGGTCTGATGTTGCAGGAGTTCCTATAGCAAGGATTCAAAGAACACGATCTTATAAAGGAATTAATATAGCCGGTAGTCCTGTGGTTACTGTTCCTAGCGGAAACATACTAACCTTATTTGCCGCAACGTATCATGCGTTGTTGGGATAATATATGGAAATAGAAAAACAACTAGAAGAAACATATTCTCAGATTAGAACACTGCGAGAAGAGTTAGAAGGAAAGCGAGAAAAGTGGAGGTCAATGAGCACGACCGTAGTTACCTTAAAGGGTGCTGTACGGGCGGCTGTTGCTCGAATTACTGAAATAAAGAACAAAGACGCTACTTTACTTGCGGAATATAATAAACTAAAAGAAGCGTTTGAGTCTGCGTCGAAGACAGAAAAAACAAGAATATCATCTAGAATTTCCGAAATAAACAAAGAAAGAAAGGCTATGTTAGACACCGGTAAATCCGACGCCGCGAGTATAACAAGAAACCAAGATGCCTTGCAAAAAATCGTAGATGGTACGGAGTATAAAGGACTACAGGATGAAATTTCTGGGTTGGAAGCAAAACTAGACGAGCTAGAAAAAAAGCATACCACTCTGTTTGAACAAATAGCGAAAAAGGCAGCCACTCCAGAAAAACCGGCTAAAAAATCTAAAAAAACTACAACTCCCAAAGCACCGAAAGTAGTAGATGTTGCGCCATCTATCGTTGCTGCGGTTACCCCTACCCCAGCACCAACGACCGTTTCTGCTACTGAACCTAGCATTTCTCCAAGCTTAGTAGAACAGGTGTCCACTCCTACAACGCCTGACGTAGTGGCTCCTGCCATAGAGCCAAGTTTGGTTGCTGAATCGGCAAAGAGCACACGTAAAAAAACAACGACCCCAAGTCCAGCACCAACTGCCACATCGTCTGGTGGTGGTGGCGGAAGAAAAAAGCCACCAACTCCTGCCCCCGCTGCCTCTCCCCCGCCTCCTCCGGAAGAACGCTCCGGACCAAAGGACATTAACGCCGGTAGAGTTCATGATAAAAAAGCGGCGGAAAAAGAAGCTAGATTCACAGAAAAGCTGTATAAAGAAATACAAATTGCGCTGGAAACTCATGCAAAGTTTTTGAATGAAATAATTAATCAGCGCCGTCTACATCTGGAGCTAGAAGCAAAAGAGATGGAAGCAACTCGTGTTAGACGACAAAAGTTAGAAGCAGATTATGATAAGTGGTGGCAAAAATCATTAGATGATCGACAAAAGAAAATAGAAACAGAAGCGATATTTGAGAATAATATTCACGAACAGCGCAGAAAGCACTTAGAAAATCAAGCTAAGCAACTTGAGGTAGAAGCGAATTTCATGAATGATTTGCACAATCAACGCGTTGCTCACATGCGTGATGAAGCAAAGATGATGAACGATGCGCTTGATAGACGTATAAAACTACAAGAAGATTATGATGCGTGGTGGCAAAAAGCAATCTTAGAAGACGCGAAATTTCAAGATGATTTATTTAACCAACGTCAAGCGCATATGCTCAAACAAGCATATTTTGAAAATAATTTGCATGACCAGCAGACTAAGCATATGCTTGAGCAAGCGTATTTTGAAAATAGCTTATTTGATCAAAGAAAGAAACATATGTTGGAACAAGCGTATTTTGAAAATAGCTTATTTGATCAAAGAAAGAAACATATGTTGGAGCAGGCGTATTTTGAAGATAGTTTATTTGAACAAAGAAAGCGAGCAAAAGAAAAACAAGAACGTGACGATAGAGAAGCGATTGGTAAGGTTAGTAAATTCGCAAACTATATCGTTGGGATATTTGCGTCTATTTCAAAAAACTTATTAGACGTAGCAAATGAAATACGAAAAGTCCAACAAATGTTTGGTGTAAATGCGGGCGTTGCGGTTAGATCAATAACATCTAGTTTTGTCGAATCCTTTAAAAGTTTGTTTTCCGGTTCGAATAATCCGTTTATAACACGAGAACAAATACTTGAAGCGGCTAGCGTTTTTCAAGAAGAGTTCGGTGGAGTCTTAACTGGAGAGGCGGCTGCATCTATTGCACAGAGAAGTGTTCGTCTTGGTATAACTCCTGCTCAACAAGCTCTTGCTAGACGAGTATTTTTAACTCAGACGGGTGGAGACAGAGAAGCCGCGATTGACGCGGAAAATAAGTTTATCGCAGAATTTGAAGCTAAAAACTTAACGGCAAAAGATGCAATGCAAGCTATTGCCGCGTATTCAGATTTGCTCGCAAGAAACGGAACTCGCTTTCAAACTTCGTTTGCGCGAGCCGCAATAGATGCTAAAAAGATAGGCGTCGATTTATCTAAGGTAGATCAAATTGGCGACAACATTATCGGTAACTTTGAATCATTCTTAGAAAGCTCCGCTGAATTAGGAGCTATGGGATTTGGTTTAGACACAAACCGATTGGCAGAACTTGCCGAAATGGGCGATACCGGGGCTCTTTTTAACGAGCTTCGTTCGCAATTAGCGGCTACTGGTAAAGACATAACCAGACTAAGACGGTCAGAGCAACTAGCATTATCCGAAGCGTTTGGATTATCTATAGCAGACATTCAACGACTTGCCGGAAAAACGACCGGTTCTGGCGAAAAAACGATGGAAAACTTGCAAGAAGCGGCAAACAGTACGCTATCTAGTATAGTAAATACATTAGAAAAGATATTTAATGTAACGAGTGTAATGGTTGGTGTCCTATCAGGAGCCATTTCGCTGTTGTTGGCCGGTATTGAATTTAACACTGCGCTTATTGCATCAGGAAAAGCAGTTGGTGGTATAGGGGGAGCGTTTGGTAGATTGATGGCTGGGCCATTGGGAGGAATTGGAGCCGGTGTCGGCAGAATGCTTCCTATAGCTGCATTGGCTACAACGGCTGCTACTGCAACAGTTGGGTCATATAATGCAGCAAAAGAAGGAAACCTTGCGTGGAGTTTATTAGCGGCGTTAGGCGCTGCCGGTGCGGGTGCCGGTGCAGGAGCGATGTACGGTAGCTTTTTAGGATTACCCGGCGCGGTTGCCGGTGCATTGCTTGGTGGTGCGGTTGGGTTGGGTGGAACTGTGTTGGGTGCTATGACAGGAGACGATGTTATTTCTAAGTCTGGTTATGGAAAGCGAGCACTTGTCACGCCTACCGCAACGGTTGCATTGAATGATAAGGATAATATCGTAGCATTTGCCGATGATATGGTTTCGCGAGAAACGGGCCTAAAGATGCTTTCGAAGGGAGAAATCGCATCCAAGGCTACGTCAACTTCACCTCCACCGTCTGTGGATTTAAGTGCATTAGAATCCAAGTTAGATAAAATTGTGACTGCAATTGCAGGAATGGGAATATATATGGATGGTAGTAAAGTAGGAAAGGTATTGGTAAACAGCGCAGATTCTACCTCGGTAGGTGTATTCCGCACCCAAGCAAAGGCAACGTTTTAATGAGATTTAATAATGTCGTTTAAAAATTTAGAACAGCGATATAACGAAACTGTAAAAAGTTTATATGCCGGGGCCACCCTGAAATTTGATAACGGAGCGCCTTCTAATGGAAGAAACGATGATCCATTAATCGTGCGTAAACCGGGAGATGGGTATTGGAATTTTGCGGAAAGCCGTTCCACACCCATATCCAGCGCTACACAAGACGTAAAACGACTAACTTTATTTACTACAAGTGTTCGCGGTATAAAGTTTTTGGCAAAGCAGCAAATACTTCAGACCGGCAATACCTTTGAATCAACTCGAATAATCAATCCGTTATTTACGATTGGAAATGCGGTGCCGTTTGTTCGTTTAAAGAGAAGTTTGGACGTTCCTATCACCGCGAGAGGGGTACTTCGTAATTTAGTGGGGGATAACGTACTCTCTAGAAGAATATTTGGATCGGGTGCTCAAAAAACAGATACCACTTCTCTGAAAAGAATTGCTCAACTGCAACAAGAAACATACAATAAATTATCACCGAAGTCAGGGTTACATGGCGCGGGGCGATCTTTATTAACTAAAATACCTGTAATAGGACCGACCATTTCAGCGGCAAGCGCAAAAAGAAGCATGGGAGAAGTGGGTGATGGGTGGAAAGAAAGCCGCCCCGAACTTGCTAGCTCTAATCCTTTGAAAAATACGAGTCCTCTCGGGAGGGCCGTTACGCAAGTGTCACGTGCGATTTTGGGATCAACGTTAACTGATATCTTGACTCAGTATGACGCTGGTTATATAATGATACGCCAGTTAAATGCTCTAAATAAAACGTGGCAAAATAACCAAGAAATCAAATTTACTCCACGGTTTGGGCCAAGTGTTTTGGCGGGCACGTATACTACGTATTTTGATTTAACAAACAACAAAAAAGATTTTACGCATTTTACATTTTTAACCAGATCAACCAGATTTGGTCTGATACGTAGATCTCCCGAAGCCGAAAAAAATGATTTAAAAAATACATACGACGAGTCTAGCGTTAAGTCTTTACTAGACAGCAATAGAATAGATTATGGGATAATTAACCGAAGTAAATGGTATCAAGAAGAAGCAAATAGCGACGGGGAACAAATGCCATATCTCAAGTATTTTACGGGAGATATAGAAAGTATTACTGACGGAGCACAATTTGATCCTCAAAATTTAAACACAACAAACGCGAAGTATATTGCAGAAACCCGCACGGATAAAAGCAAAAAAATATCATATATAAAGGATCCATCGAACGAAACCGTGGCGTTGGAAGTTATTGACGGATTGAATATACAACCCGCATACGCTCTTATAAACAACACATTTGATGATTCCATATATGTTTCTTTTGCGATGGGAAACAACACTCCCGTTTCGTTTAGAGCGTATATAACAGATCTAACACAAACCGCAACACCTGAATACAAGCCATATCAGTATATCGGTAGAATAGAAAAATTCATAACATATACTAGCGTACAACGCCAAATTTCATTTAAACTGGGCATTCTTGCATATTCAAAGGACGAGATTGAAGGTGTATGGCGAAGATTAAATTACCTAACGGGATTGGTTTTTCCGTATGGATATGTTAGAGGTATATATCAACCAAACATAGTTAGATTAACTATAGGTGATATTTATGACAATCAACCGGGATACTTAACCAGCCTTACCACGAACTTTAACGAATTGTCAGAAACGTGGGATTTGGATAGACAGGTTCCCATAGCAGCAACATCTGACATATCCTTTACGTTAATAGAGAAAAATACAAAGGTGGCAGATTCTCCGTTTTATGGTATTACTGAAGGCATGGAAGGATTTACTGCCAGAGTATCTAGTGAACAACCTGATGTTACGTATCAAACAAACGAAGCTCCTGCTGGTAGTACTCTATCTAACATCCCTCGGTCACAATTTAGAGGAACCCCGGGATTAGGAGATTCGGTAATATTTCTACCACCCAATCCATTCCCCTCAAATAGATTTAGAGGATTTGGTGGGGGCGGCGGATTTAGCGGCGGTGGTGGCGGAACTTCGTTCTAATTTAGGAATTTTATATGCAAAAATACTTATCTGAACCAACTATAAGAAAAACTGACTCCGGTGTTAGATATTACAGCACTGCAATACCAGTTGTCCCGAGTCTTGCCGACATAAACTACACTGTAGTATCTGTTTTGGGTGATCGGTGGGATACATTGGCGTATAAATACTTGGGGTCTGCTAAATTTTGGTATGTGTTAGCTAGCGCAAATAATGGAGCAAATGGATCAATGTTCATAAAGCCCGGTACAGTTATAACTATTCCAGAGGTATAATGTCATGGCGTTAGCGCACAATTACGGTTCATTTGATTATAAAGCAATAGACCCCGTTATTCGAGAAGTATTAAATACTAGATCCAAATTGGATAATACGATACAGCTTGCTATGCCATTCGTAAAGGCTACTACTACCCTTAAAAATAAAATGTTGGGAGAGGGCAATGTAGGATTTACGTTAGGGCTACATGGTATTTCAGAGAATGTAGAGTGGGAATCTATGTTTTCTGAACAAAGTAACGATTTACCGCTGATTGGATACACGTATGGTATCGATGGAGCCCCGCGTAAAGTATATGCACGGGACTTCAACCTAGACTTATTTGTAAATGAATTGAAAATACATTCTACTATTACCGACTTAAATAGACTTCCTCCTCCCGGTATAACTCAAGTTAGTATAGGAAGATATAGAAATGGATTGCTAGCCTCTGCTCAGCTTAATATAACCATTCCTTCGTTGTTACAATTAGAAAGTTTGCAAAAAACGTTTTTAATTCCCGGCGTTGGAATGATATTGGAGTGGGGACAGCAGTTTGCGAAGGGTCAAGAACCAGTTAATACTCAATACGGAGAGCTTGGATTAAACGACATAACGTTAACAAACAGTGTTTTTCCGTGGCATGACAGAAATAAATTAATGCCACTCTTAAAACGATTGGGATATAATAATGTTGGGCTATCTGAGATAATACAAAACTACGTGTATCCTACGCAAGGCCAGTACATGTGGATGTTTGGTAGAGTTGCAAACTTTTCTATAACATCTAATGCAGATGGGTCATTTGAATCAACCGTAAAAATAGTAGGTCCGTCCGAAGATTCGTGGGCATACAGTACAAAAAATACGGTGGTCCCACCAAAAGACGCCTCTACAACATATTTTTGTTCAGCGAAAACAAACAGTATATACAGTTATTTTACCGAAACTGTTACTGGACCAAACTTCAAAACAAAACTAGATCAAACACTAAATCCGCAAAATAATTCTCCGTGGAAAAATCATGTAATAAAATTCGCACAGGGTAACAAAAGGGAAGGAAAAGACGCGAGTGAAACTAGCTCTCCTATCACTAGCCAAAAATCGTTTGGAGATTTGGAAGATGCGTATTTCATTTCTTGGAGATTTTTCGTAAACGAAGTGCTGAATGGCAATCAAAACAGCGTAAAATCTGCGGTTTTTGCGAACGCGCTGGTTGATTCGGAATTACAAAAAGTTGGCATGCTTCTTCCATATGCACACGGAGAAAATAGAACTAATACAGAAATTGCTTCTATGTCATATATAAATGATCCGTGTGAAAGTTTTGTTGGCATGAACGAATACTTGCGGTCTGTTGATCCATCTGTTATGATAATAGTAAACGAATCGGCGGTAGAAATCGCAAAAAGCAGTAATCAATATCAATCTATCAACGCAACGGATGATATATTTCGAGAAACCGACGACTCAAAGAAATTTAAACTAACGGGGCTTGGTTCATTTGATAGATCTGCGCTTCAATACTACCCAGATAAGATTGATGGTGGTTTTTTGAGTGCCGGGGTTTGGTTAAACCACAAAGCCGTAATAGAGTGTATGATCGGCGGCGATACGTTAATGCGGGGAATCATAAATTTATTAGATAGAATGAATGCCGCTACTTCAAATTATTGGCAATTAACATTAGATACAATTGAACCAATAGCAGGAATGCCGCATTCGTACAATTATATAGTAATGGATGCAAACTACAGAGAAAATTCTGTTACAGCGACCGCAAGATTTATTAAAAATGTTCATACATTTAATAAAGTAACTAGAAAAAGTCAAGCTTCCGGTGAATTGTTTGGGTCAGAATTGATTGGATGTGCGGTAGATTTGTCGTTACCAAAACGACTGTTTTCTCAAATAGCAACTCTTGGGTTAGTACAGCCGGAGGATCTGAAAAAATTAAATAGTACAAATCCCGGAGAACCAGAAAACGTTTCTCCTAAACTGTCGGATCCAAACGATACAATTCGTCAATTGTTTGCTGAGATATCTACTAGCTTAGTCGCATCTTCAGATGACGAACAAGGCCCTGATTTAACTATTCCGCCCAAAACAGAACGAACTGCATTATTAGCGGCTCAAAGTTCATGCGGAGCAACTAATACCACAACCACGGCACAAACGTCTGGCGACGGACAACGAGCGGATAAAACGGCTGTTACTGCTGAATTCTCCAAAAAATCCACTGAAGAATTAACAAAGGAAATAGATAAAGCAAATAAAATTTTACAGCGCCCCGGGTGCAGTGAATGTGAACGGTGCGTTTCATCTAAACCACCGACTCCTTCGGTAACTCCTTCCGTGACCACTACTACCACTACTACCAGCACAATATCTCCATTAGGAAAAAAACTATCAGAATTAACGATTTCCGAAATAAAGGCTGTACAGAAACCAAACGGAACTGTATTGGCGGTTGGTAAGTACCAAGCTATACCTGCTACTTTTAATGCGTGGGTGCGATCAGAAAAAATCGCACCTGACACGGTGTTTAATTCAACAACCCAAGAACAACTTGGCGATTGGCTAATCGTAAAAAAGCGACCGTTAGTTGCGCGATACGTAAACGGAGACCCGTCTGTAAGCATTGAAACTGCACAATTTCAATTAGCACTTGAATTTGCTTCCATACCAGTTCCATTCAGAGTATATCGGCCACCAAAGACCGCTGGTAGAGACGATCCGGGTAAATGGGTAGAACCCGGAGAATCTTATTATTCTGGTGTGGCGGGAAATACATCACAAAATTCAATCACGCGGTATCAAAACGCACTGCGCCAAGCTAAGGAAACAAAGTCAGTACAGCCGCTTAAAGAGTTTATAGCCAAAGGAGAAGGCGGATACGATGCAATTAATAGGGGAAAGGCTGGTGATACGGTGCTATATAGTAAAAAATACTATAGCGCGCTGAATCCTACTGTTAATTCTCCCGCTGCATTAGTTACTACTACCAATTTACCGCTCCCGACTGTTACCCCAGTCGCAACCACCGCAAATACAATATCATGCGACGAGTTGTATGCTGCATTAGGAAGAGCAAATAAACAACCAGATAATCCATATTTAGTAGCAAAGGTTGGTATTGCATCACCGGACGATGTTACTATCGGTAAACAATTTTGTAATGACTGTGCAAGAGCAAAGAAAATAATACCTCAAATAAATGATATTCTTGCGGCTAAACAAACGTATGAAAATGTAACACGAAACTTTTCCGGTCTACAACATATTTTACGATATATTGAAATGTTCCCTGACTTCATGGTCTCTACGATAACAGGAAATGCTAATGGTGTATTTTCTAATGCGTTTGGAGCGTCACCCGGATCATTGTCAATATCAGCAGACATAGAGCTTCCGGGAATAAATGGTATTAGAATAGGAGAATTGTTCTGGATAGATAGAATACCTTCGTTTTATAAAATTTTCGGTGCATTTCAGGTCATGAGCATAGAAGATGTAATTGATATATCTGGATGGAGAACAAAAATACATGCTAGATTCAACTATTTAGGTAAAACATGGAAAGAATCTATGGCAGCTATTTTAAACAAGGGTACTGTATGATAGATCAAGAATTACTTTCTATATTAAAAAAAGAATCTGATACTTCTTTTATAAAAGGATTAACCGCGCAGCCTGTTAAGCATATTCCTGTTATAACTCAAGCGGATGCGCGTTCTACCTTTTTAACGAGGTATTTTGTTAGATCGGTAAATGATTTATACTCTACTATTGAAATCGACAAAAAACAGTACGAGTCTTTTAAAAATAATCCTCGATTTATTACAATTGAACTCGAATGGAAAATAATAGGCAAAAAGGAAACGCAAACATTATTGTCTGGCATTCCTTTGTATGGGGTATCCGATACTAACCGAATAGCAGTTGCAGATGCGGACTTGACATTTGGGGGGCTTCGTAGATATATTACAGACTATCTGGAGTTTTGGATAGCGGAGGAATAAATGATTATTAATGGTTACGATGAATATAAATCTCTGTTAGAGCGTATAGATCGGGAGGAGTGCATACTCACCCCGATTTTTCGTGATGTCCATTACCATCCCGTAGAAAATCAGTTACTTTGTGTCGGGATTACGTTTTTAGATTATTCTACATACGTCATATCAGTCTCACATTCAGACGCGCGTATGTTCGACATCCCTAGCAAACCTAATATCATGTCACATGAAGATATTCGCGTACTTGCATATGTAACTAATACACAGTTTCCTGAACTAAGTTTTACTCCATATGTGCTAGAAACTCACAACACGTTTGGTTTATCAAAAGACATAAACAGAATAATTCCCATAACAGTTTGGTCGTCTATAATTAAAAAATATAACAACAAATTAATCGATATTTTACTCAATAATAAAAAAGAATTAACGTCGAATAAATATATTTTCACAAAAAAGTTATTATCTGTTTTGCGCAGAATAGAGAGCGCGGGCATTTACGTTGATAAAGATAAATTAATAGCGCGGTTTGGTGAAACAGTTAATAAATATTTTCCTACAAATTACGTATATTCTCAATATAATCCATATACAATTACCGGTAGGCCAAGTAATAATTTTGGCGGAATAAATTTTTCTGCGCTAAATAAACATGATGGGACTCGCGATGCTTTTATTAGCAGGTATGAAAACGGAACTTTAGTTCAAATTGACTTTGAAGCATATCATTTGCGGTTGATTGCGAATGAGCTAGGGATACCATTGCCGCCAACGTCTATACACAGGGAATTAGCTAAGCTATACTTTGGTACCGAACACATAACAGATGAGATGTACGCTCAGAGCAAACAAAAAACGTTTGAGATTATGTATGGTATGTCGCAAGATACATACAACGTTGAGCTATTTCAGCGAATTCATGAATTGCGCCATAAATATCAAGGTCAGTCATCTATTTTATTACCGAGTGGAAACAACGTAGATGTGATTGACCCGTCGCCTAGTAAATTATATAATTACTTTGTACAGTCATTGGAGACCGTACGAACTCTTCCTAAATTAGAAAAAATTTTGGATTTGATTTTTGATACCCGTTGCCACTTGACATTGTACACATATGATAGTATATTACTAGATGTGGAACAATTTGATACATTACTCATAAAAGATATAGTAGACGTATTAGAAGAAGATAAAAAATTTCCCGTGAGAGTCTACGCGGGAACAACTTATGGTAACATTAAAGAGATTAGTTTATGAAAAAACCTTCAATTGGTATAGTTGGGTTAGGATACGTAGGATCCGCCGTACGCAACGCATATGGTCGAAAAACTCTACCCGGCAAAGTATATATTTACGACATCGATCCATCCAAAACCCACTGGAGCGCCGTGCGGTGCTCTTCATTGAACGAATTAGCCGCCCAAGCTGAGTTGATTTATATAGCGGTTCCGACTCCGATGATGTTATCGGGTGAGTGTGACACAAGCATCGTAGAAAGTGTTATTGAACAGCTTACTCAACACACATCACCTCGTGTCTTGATTATTAAATCTACAGTCCCACCGGGGACTACGGAGCGCTTGCAAGCAAAATATCCTAGTCATCATATTTTTTTCAGTCCAGAATTTTTAACTGAAGCAAATTATTTAAACGATTATTTAGATCAAAATCTATTGATATTGGGTGCGCCTGAACGAACTCCATTTGTGCTTTCCAACGCGGTGTTGGAAGAGCAAGCCAGTGTGTTAGACCATGTTAAAAAACACATCGTCGTTTCTTCTACTACGGCGGAAATGTTCAAGTATATGGCGAATGTATTTTTGGCAACAAAAGTAACGTTTGCAAACGAAATGTTTGACGTAGCCAATGCGGTTGGTGCGAACTGGGATGATTTGCAACTTCTACTTACGTCCGATTCTAGACTAGGCAAAACTCACTGGAAGGTTCCCGGACCAGACGGACACCGAGGATTTGGTGGATCGTGCTTTCCAAAAGATATATCTGCATTGATCGAAGTGGCAAACGCCCACGGAGTAACTATACCTCTAATAAATGCCGTACAGGCCCGAAATGTTTTAATAGATCGTCCTGAACGTGATTGGGAACAATTAAAGGGTAGAGCAGTAGTAGAGTAAAATATTACTTTGGGGGAATAATGTAATATTTATTAAAAGATTCTTTCTTGAACTTTTAATGGATGTTACATATGATTGAACAAACTCAATTGCTTTGTACGTTTGCTGCGGCAGACGAGCTTGCATATACAGTAGACGAAATTAAAAAGGCATACAAACTTTCTTTTAATAAATTATATGTATTAGAGAATGTAAACGATAACGCTCAGCTTGTATTGACATATAATATTGTAAACGTGTTGGACAAAGCTACTCCTATTTCTACTATTGCAGTACACCGAAAAAAGCAGACAAATACAATTTACACAATAAACGCTATTAATAAATTAATTGAAGCCAATAATAACGGAATTTTAGATAAAACTTATAGAATCAATTGGGAAGAATTAAAGAATACAGTATTAGTAACCGCCTACGGAAAGCTAAAAATAGTAAATACTAAATTACTTAACATAATTAATTTCTAATCTTTTGATTTTCACCGAATACTTGCTAAGGATAGCAAGTGTATTAAACACCTAAACATTTTAAACGAGGACTAAGTATGACCCTAAACATCGCTGCACTTAAACAAAAACTAAGCCAATTTAACAAGCAGGGTAATCAAACTGAAGCGCTGTGGAAGCCCACCGAAGGCCGTCACATCATCCGTATTGTACCGTGGAAGGAAAATCGGGAAGACCCTTTCATTGAGTTGCACTTTCACTATCTTGGTAACAAGACATATCTTTCCCCGATTTCTAATGGCAACCGCGATCCTATTTTAGAATTCGCAGAAGAAGTTTCTTCTAGTGGAAAAAAGGAAGACTGGTTACAGTCTCGCCCGTTCCGCCCAAAACTACGCACCTTCGTCCCAATAATCGTGCGCGGTGAAGAAGACAAGGGAGTTCGGTTTATGTCTTTTGGTAAGACCGTGTATACTGAGCTACTTTCAATCATCGCGGACCCTGATTATGGTGATATCACCGATGTACAGTCAGGAAGAGATATCGTGGTAGATTACATTCCCCAAGAAAAGTCAGACACTGGGTTTGCCAAGACCACGGTTCGCGCTAAGCCAAACATGACTCCGCTAGCAACTAATAGTGGATTAATCGAAAAGCTTTTGAATGAACAACCAGACTTGCGGGTTATTTTCAAGGAACCTTCTTTCGACGAATTAAAGAATGCTCTTGCGAAATTCTTAGACCCGGACAACACCCCACCAGAAGCTCCCTCCTCTTCTGCCGATGAAGGGCCGCAGTCAATAACAACAAAATCCTCTACCGCTTCTACTAAGGCGAGTAAGACGAATCAAGACATCGCGGACGAATTTGACGCTATTTTTAACTAATAACCGTTGACATTTCTTAAGTGGTCCACTATATTTAACGTGGACCACTTAAGATTTATGGGGATCTATATGAGAACTAAAGCAGAAAAGAAAACAATTGATACAGATAGAGATGAGTTAGCACAAAATATTGCGGATGCGTTGAATCAATTTCATAAAGGCGGTGAAAAAATTGCCTATTTTCTTGATGGAATTGACAATTCTCCTACCGAGTTTACTGATTTCGTATCAACCGGTGCCACAATGCTTGACATTGCAATTAGCAATCGTCCACATGGAGGAATCGCGGTAGGACGTATCACCGAAGTAACTGGATTGGAAGGCTCTGGTAAGTCATTGGTGTGCGCTCATTTAATGGCCACCACTCAAAGGATGGGTGGCGTTGCTGTTTTAATTGATACAGAAACGGCGGTAAATCCAGAGTTTTATACCGCAATTGGGCTTGATTTAAAGAAGCTTGTTTGGGTTGAAGCGAATACGGTAGAAGATGTGTTTGATAGAATGGTATTTTTGATTGAACATATTCGTAAGAATCCGGCTAACGATAAGAAGATGGTTACGATTGTAGTAGACTCCGTAGCAGCCGCGTCTACCAAAAAGGAACTGGAGGCCGATTTTAGTAAAGACGGGTATGCGACGGATAAGGCTATCATCATTAGTAAAGCCATGCGTAAAATTACGGGCATGCTCGCTCGTCAAAAGATTGCTTTAGTATTCACTAACCAACTACGTCAGAAAATGAATGCGATGGCTTTTAGTGACCCGTGGACCACTTCTGGTGGTAAGGCTATTGCCTTCCATGCTTCTACACGACTTCGCCTATCTCAGACGGGAAAGATTACTAATAAAGACGGCGATGTTATTGGGGTCAAAGTCAGGGCAAAGGTAGAAAAGAATCGCCTCGGACCTCCACACAGAACGGCAGACTTTGAAATTTATTTCAACCGGGGTATAGATGATTATACAAGTTGGTTAAATGTTATGAAGGACAACAAGCTTGTAAAACAAGCCGGTGCATGGTATACCTACGTTGATCCGGATACGGGCGAAGAAACAAAGTTTCAATCAAAAGATTTTCCCGCGTTTCTTGACGCCAATCCTGAGCGAAAGGAGAGTATATATCAAAAGATTTGTGACATTTTAATAATGAAGTACAAAGAAGAGTTTGACCCAGACGAGGTATCGTTTAGTGATGGAGTAGACGATGATGACATTAAACCACAACCGCAACTGCTCCATGATTGATCCACGAGATGTGTTTAAGAGTATGAAATTCGAGGAAGACTACCAAGGCACGGGATATAATTCCCGTGTCTTGTTGGTAGATAGCACAAATTTATTTATAAGAAATTATGCAGCCGTCCCTTCGATGGACGATAATGGTCGTCATATCGGCGGAATGATTGGCGTATTAAAAAGTCTGGGTGCGGCAATACGTCAATTTAAACCAAGCCGTGTGATAATGATATTCGATGGGAAGGGAGGTAGTCAACGTAGACGAAAGATTTTTCCTGACTATAAAAAAAATAGAAAACCGCCCGTTCGATTGAACCGGGCGTATGATTTGACTACCGATGAACAAGAAAAGGAAAACATGAAGTTTCAGTTGGTAAAGTTAATTGAAATATTAGATCATTTACCAGTTACTACATTTGCAATAGATAATGTAGAGGCTGATGATGTTATTGCATACTTGTCTCAGTTAGTAACTGAGCAAGGCGGTAAGAGTATAATTTACTCCACAGATAAAGATTTTTTTCAGCTTGCGTCGGACACCGTAACAATTTTTAATCCGGTAAAAAAGAAGACGTTCAGTGAAACGGTTATTTTAGAAGATTATGGTATTCACCCAAAACATTTTTACTTTTTTCGTGCATTAAATGGAGATGTTAGTGATAACATTAATGGGATAAAAGGAGTCGGGGAAGCAACTATAAAAAAGTATATCCCAGAAATCGCGGACTCTTCAATAGAAATAAATTTAGAATTCATTAAGAAAAAATACCAAGATCAAAAAAAGATTCCGAAAGTTATTTCTAATATACTAAACAGCGGTGATATCGTAGAACGAAACATTACACTGATGAATTTACACGAAGGCATCATGTCTGCCGACGCTCGTATTCGCGTTGCCGATGCGTTTAACAAAACGTTACCTAAGTTCGATAAGTATGCCTTGACAAAGCTACTCGTGAAGGATAAATTAATAGGTGCCTTTCCGAACTATGATTCGTGGATAGCACAGACGTTCAGCCCCCTAAACAGGTTCCGCAATGACACAAGAATTTGATACTAGTGTAGACAATTTAGCAAAGTATGGACCAACGTTTCAGTCAAAAGTACTATCATGTCTGATTGCTTTTCCTGAGTTTTTAAAGCAAGCGCTTGACGTATTGAACCCAAATTATTTTGAATCTGATGCAAGTCAATGGATTGTAAATAAAACTATATCATATTATTTAGACTATAAAACGCTTCCTACTAACGAAGTATTTGCGTTAGAATTAAAACAAGTATCAGACGATATATTAAAAGTTGCTGTTGTAGAACAACTTAGAACTATCAATAAAAGAAAACAAGACGATGATTTGGCATACGTACAAAATAGCTTTTTAGAATTTGCAAAAAATCAGGCACTTAAGGCCGCGATTGTAAAATCCGTAGATTTGTTACAACTCGGAAAATATAATGAAATCAAAACGTTAGTAGATAATGCACTTAAAGCAGGACAGCCAAAGAATATTGGGCATAATTGGAAAGAAGATTATTCATTACGGCTTGCGGGAAACACTCGTCTGCCCATCCCTACTGGTTGGGGGCCTATCGACATCTTAACCGGTGGAGGGTTAGGCGCGGGTGAATTAGGTGTTATTGTAGCTCCGTCAGGAATAGGCAAGTCGTGGGCTCTGTCTACCATTGGATCAAACGCAGCCCGTTTTGGAAAGACTGTGGCACATTACACTTTTGAACTAAATGAAAATTACGTTGGTCTTCGATACGATACGGTGTTTTCTGGGATTGAGGCTGGACAAATAATTAACCACCCAGATGAGATTAAAAATCTCGTAGGCACAATTCCGGGTGATATTATCGTAAAATTCTACCCACCCAGAGCTTTTACGGTGCATACTATCCACGCTCACTTAGATAGTATGATCACAAACAAATTGAAACCGGACATTCTCATAGTAGATTATGCTGATTTGATGAGATCCACCGACAGAGCAGATGCTAGGCACCAAGAACTGGGATTTATTTACGAAGAGCTTCGTGGATTAGCATCTGAATTTAAAGTTCCGTGTTGGACAGCCTCGCAAGCGCAACGCAGCGCTCTACAGGATGATATTATTGAAGCTGATAAGATTGCAGAATCATATGCAAAAATTATGACGGCTGATTTTGTAATGTCAATATCGCGTAAGTTAGAAGATAAGGTGCATCACACCGGACGGGCTCACGTTATGAAAAATAGGTTTGGGCCAGACGGTGTAACGTTCCCGATGTATATGAATACAGGCATCGGTAGAGTTGACATTTATGACGAATCGTCGTCGCACGGAATACTACTTAAGAAACAAATGCAAGCTGGAGAAAGTCTACTTAAGAAGAATTTAGTGCAAAAGTTCAACGAATTACATGGTAATTCTTTACATGAATAGAACGATACTTATATGAACCTACAACAACAACCCATTTTGGAGATTCAGGATGTTATTAGAAGCAAAAATTCTGTCTGATATAACCACATTTCTTAAGTACAGCAAATTCCTTCCCGAAAAATTTCGCCGGGAAACGTGGGACGAATTGGTAGACAGAAATGAAAATATGCATATCGCAAAATTTCCCCACCTAACCGAACAAATTAGAGAAGCCTATATGTTTGTTCGGGCTAAGAAAATTCTTCCTTCGATGCGCTCCATGCAGTTTGCTGGTAAGCCAATTGAATTAAACAACGCTCGTATATATAACTGCTGCTTCCTACCAGTAGATCATCCGGACGCCTTTAGTGAAGGCATGTTCCTTCTATTGTCCGGGGTTGGGGTTGGCTACTCCGTGCAGAGACATCACGTAGAGAAGCTACCGGAGATTCACAAGCCAACTAAAACTCGTCGCTATCTTGTTGGGGATAGCATTGAAGGATGGTCAGATGCGGTGAAGGTGTTGATATCCGCGTACATGAAAGGCAAGGCTTTACCCGTATTTGATTTCAGAGACATTCGCCCTAAAGGTGCAATGCTCGTTACTGCGGGTGGAAAGGCACCCGGTCCTGAACCGTTGAAGGATTGCTTGCACAATATTCAAAAGATTCTTGATCGTAAGAGCAACGGTGAGCAACTTTTGCCCATCGAAGTACATGACATCTTTTGTTATATCGCGGACGCAGTTCTTTCGGGTGGCATTCGCCGGTCGGCAATGATTGCGCTTTTTGATTTAGATGACGATGACATGTTAACTTGCAAGTTTGGTAATTGGTGGGAGGAGAATCCACAACGTGGTCGAGCAAATAATAGCGCGGTAATCGTTCGTCACAAGATTGAAAAGAATGTATTTCTCAATCTGTGGAAGAAGATTGAGTTATCGAACTCTGGAGAGCCGGGGTTCATGTTCACCAATGATCCAAATTGGGGACTAAATCCATGTGCGGAAATTTCTCTGCGACCGTTCCAGTTTTGTAATTTGTGTGAAATCAACGTATCAGACTTGGTTGATCAAGACGACTTCAATGCTCGCGCAAAGGCGGCGGCATTTATTGGAACGCTACAAGCAAGTTATACTGACTTTCACTATCTCCGTGATGTATGGAAGCGTACTACGGAAAAAGAAGCGTTGATCGGTATTGGAAAGACTGGTATTGCGTCTACTGCTGTATTGAAGCTTAACCAGAAAGAAGCGGCGAATGTTGTTAAGGCTGAAAACGAGCGCGTTGCCGACTTGATTGGTATCAATAAGGCCGCACGTACTACCACGGTAAAGCCAAGTGGAACAACTTCGTTGGTGCTAGGAACGTCTTCGGGTATTCATGCGTGGCACAATGATTTCTATATTCGCAGAGTTAGAATCGGAAAGAATGAAAGTTTGTATACCCACCTAGCAATTCATCATCCTGAGCTAGTTGAGGACGAATTCTTCAAGCCACACCAACAGGCTGTTATTTCTATCCCACAACGGGCTCCTGCGGGGGCGATTACTAGACAAGAATCCGCATTAGATTTACTTAATCGCGTGAAGATTGTTTGGAATGAGTGGGTAAAGCCGGGGCACCGAAAAGGAGAAAACAAGAATAATGTGTCTGTTACTGTGTCCATTAAGCCAGATGAATGGGAAGGTGTTGGGGAATGGATGTGGTCAAACAGAGAAAACTTCACCGCACTTTCAGTGCTACCTCACGATGGGGGCAATTATATCCAAGCACCTTTCGAAGACATTACTGAAGAAAAGTACAATGAATTAGTGAAGCACTTACATGACATTGATCTAACTCAAGTGGTTGAACTAGACGACACGACCGACTTGGCTGGTGAAGCGGCGTGTGCTGCTGGGGGGTGTGAAGTAACATGAAAACCGTAATTAAGTTTTCGGCAAGCTGGTGCATGCCGTGCAGAGCAATCGCGCCGTTATTTAATACGTTCAAGAAAGAACACGCGGAGCTACAGTTTTTAATGATTGATGCTGAAACAGATACAACGCTGACTGAAAAGTATAACATCCGAACCGTACCCACGGTCGTATTTATGAACGGAGAGAATGAAGTAAACAGACTCGTTGGATTACAGGCAAAACAAACGTATATTGAGGCGATTGAAAAATTGAAAACTGTAGAATAAAGTCTAGTCGTGCAGCTAAATAAAATAGAACAAACGGTATTTAACATACTGAAAAGTATGAAAGTAAATGCAACGCCACAAGTCACCATAGACAAATATACTGTTGATTTTTTAATAGGTGATAAGTACATAATAGAATGCTATGGTGACTTTTGGCACTGCAATCCGCAAAAATACTCTCCTTCTTATTTCAATAAAGGAAAGAGAAAAACTGCAAAGGAAATATGGGAAAGAGATTTACATCGTAAGAGTTTGTTTGAAAGTATGGGATATACTTTTATATTTCTGTGGGAATCAGAAATTAAAAAGAATCCTAAAAAAATAAAAGCAAAACTAAAAAAACTAATAAAAGAGGGTAAACATGGTTACCGAAATTAATATGAATGAGTTTGATGCAATGCTTGTTACTAATATGCAAGCTGCCAAAGTAATTATGTTTTTTGGTCCTACGTGCGGTCCATGCAAAGCTACTATGCCAAATTACGAGGCGGCTGCAAACTTCTTTCTGTCAAGAAATTGCAAAATGGAGTTTTTTAAACTAAACGCATGGGAACCAGAAGAACAAAAAAACTTTTGTAATACAAAGGGAATTTCCGGGGTTCCACATTTCAAGGCGTTTCATAACGGAGTACAGTTGACTGAGCGCGTTGGTGGGGGAGATGAATCATATATGATACAATTTTTACACGAGGTAGTAGACCTTACCTTCAACAAATATGGAGAAAAGCTTTGATGAAAATAAAAAGACTAGCGCTCACAGCTAAGCTGCCAACCAAAGCACATGAAGGCGACTTGGGATATGATTTATACGCATCGCGCCCGTTAACTTTATATCCGGGAGAAACTGGGCTGGTTGAAACCGACATAGCAATTGAGTTTCCCTATATGGTCGGGGGGATCATTAAAGATAGATCTTCGGTCGCAACCAAGAGACACTTATTTACTGTGTCTGGTGTCATTGACAGTGGATACACTGGCCCCATTAAAATTGCTATTCATAATGCTTCTGAACATATCCAAGCAATCGCGATTGGAGACAAAATTGCGCAAATGATATTAACACCCGTAGTTACATGTCCAGTACAAGAAGTTGATGAAATACACTCTAGCGACGGTAGATCACATAATGGTTTTGGGTCTTCTGGGAAAATATAATATGAATATAATGCGCTTCCTGAAATTTAAGGTAAAGGTTACCATATATAAAATTATTTTGCGTATAATGCAAAGCCTTCGCATGTATACGATTGGAGAAATTATACACAACGCAAATAGCCCAAAAGGTATGCAATGGAACGATTTATTATTGCTGCGTGTTTCGGTTGATAGAGGAATGGCTACCGTTTTATACTGTAAGCCAAATCAGTTTGTTAACATAGCAACGGTGCCTGTTGACGACCTTGCTAACGGAACCGCACATCTGGACTGCATGCCTCACAACAGAAAAACATTTTCAGCGGCAGTGAACACTTCGATTGGTATTATACATAAAATCGGAACGATTGATGTTAAGACGATGCATGAGCATATAAAACACTTGCCGAATATAGACAACGTTGACACTTGATTTTTACAGTACACGGTAGTATTTTGCTGTTACACTTTAACTGAATTGTTATGTATCAAAATATCTATGTAGATATGTATGGAGATTCTCCTGCGGTGTATGTTTGGGATGACGTAGAAGGACTAGCTATGCTGCCCCTGTCAGAATTTAAGTACGCATACACTCCGGACCCCCGGGGTAAGTGGCTAACCATGACCGGGAAGCGAGTGTCTAAGACTCGTATGTTTCGCAGAGAAAGTCCAAATGTGTTTGAAAGCGATCTTCCAATGGAAACTCGCGTACTTACTGATTTGTATTTAAACGACGATACGCCGTCCACCGGAAACGTAACTCTATTCTTTGACATAGAGGTGTCAATGAAAGAGGGCAT